AGATTTTATGGAAGACATGAATATAAAAGTAGAAGAAGGAAAAAGTAATTTAAAAGAGCAATATCCTCATTTAAACGATACACAGATAGATAATCTTTATAATTATAATATGACAGGAAGTTTATCTGATAGCTTGGATTCAGATCCTGTAGTTTTTGATGACTACATGACTAAAAGACTATTCTAATGTTAAGCATGCGTGATTGGATATGGGTGGCCTGCATTGTAGGTGGTATAGCCTTCACGAATGGGATGCTTTCCTCACGAGTCACGGCTCTTGAATCACAAATAAAAGATATAGACATGCTGCGTATTGATGCACGGCTCTCGGTCATTGAAATACAAGTAAAAGAAATAAATCAAAAATTAGATAAAATTTTAAGTTCTAACTGATAATTGAAAAATATTTGGATAAGATTTTAATAATCCACCCATTGTTACAATTAATTTATCTACATAATTAGGATCAACCGCATAAGACTTTAAGGTTTTAACAATAGCCATAGGGTCCATGTCTCCGGAAACATATTGTTTAAGAAGTAAATCTTGATATTCTGTAAAATTAGAATGAGTGTTTAATGTACGAATATAATCAGCAACAGATTCACATTTTTTACCATACACTCGAATCATAACATCAGGATTACCTAAAGCTTTTAAATGTTTAGATGTAGAATCTGTTTCAATAATGCCATAAAAATTATTTCCTTCAAGAGCAAAACGAGAAGTGCCCCAATTTGATTCTAAAACTGCTTGTGCAACACTAATAAGAATAACTGCTCGTTCAGTAGGAGGAACAAAAGTATTAGATAACACAGTGCAATCTGTAATTCCTTGAACAAATTCTTTTTTATTAGAATATTCAAAATCAAAAGTATTAAAAGTTGTTTGACAAAACAAAAATAATGTTAAGCATAAAGATTTCATACCATAACTTACTCATCTTTCTTTTTATAATCAATCATTCTTCTTAATTCATCTGTACTTTCTTTTACCATACCTAATGCTAGGTTATGTCGTTGACATAATAATCCTCTTGGTAATAAGTTAAAATTGTTACGATAATCTTTTCTGGTGTATTTATGATTGTGATCAATAACTAATTCATTTAAATTATTTCTTCCTTTTTTTCTTGTAGGTGCTTTTTCATATAAAATATCAGGGCCACATACAGGGCATATAGGTTCTTGTTCAAGCCACCAGTCTGCCACATTTTTACCCCATTCACATTTAATTTTGCGATAACGAAGAGTTATTCTACCTTCAAGTGTAGATCGTAGTTTCGCTTGTTCTTTTTTTGCTGATCTATTACGAGCTTCTTTTCCTTTTTTAGTTTTAATATATCTCTCTTGTCTTTCTCTTGCGTATGCCATATTATTTTGCTTCCCCCCATGAAGGTCCTATTTCTACATCTACTTTAGATGGAACCCTTAATTCTAAAGCATGTTCCATTATCTCAATAATTTTTTTCTTTTCTTCTTCAGAAGAAAATGACATATCTAACTCATCATGCACCTGAATTAATGGAAGGAATCCCTCCTTATATAATTTAACCATAGCCATTTTAGTCTGATCGGCTGCTGATCCTTGGATCAATCTATTCAAAGCTTTATAAGTCCAGGCTCGTTTAATTTTATTCATTCCCCCATACTCTACCTCTGCCTGTGCTCTAGGTAATGCCTTATGAACACCAAAATGATTTGGTTCCCATAAATGAAATCGACATTTCCTACCTAGAATAGTTCTAATGTAGCCTTTTTCTCCGGCTCTGCGCATAGTTTTATCTGTTAATTCTTTTACAAAAGGTACAGTTGAATGATACTGTCTAAAGACTGTGTCTATATCATCCTTATCTAGCCCTAATTCACTCATCAGTTTACCTTTACCCATTCCGTACATCATCCCTAGGTTAATTGTTTTAGCCTGCTTACGATCTATATTTGCCATGTTTGCGACAGCTTGATGGAAGTCTATATCGTCGTTTGTATAACCATCTACTAAAGGAGCAACCCCCTCTAGTTCTATTCGATCACTTATTATAGCGCCATAATGTACTAATAGGCGTGGTTCTTGTTGTGAATAATCAAAGATCCCCCATTTTTCCCCTTCTTCCGGGATAAATAATGATCTTATTTTAGGACTAATTTTAGGATTTCTTGCAGGAATTTGTTGTAAATTGGGATTTTGCATGCTTAATCTCCCAGAAATAGTACCACCTGTGTCCGATCTTAGTTGATTTACATCAGCATGAATGCGACCTTTATGAGAATGTTTTAAAATAGAATCAATAAAGGTAGTGTATGCCTTGTTTATTTCTCTTGCCTCCACAATTTGTTTGGCAAAAGGATGGGAATGAGTAGATAAAAAGTTCTTATCAAAGCTAGGAAGACCTGTAGGTGTACGATTATAAGAAATATTAAGCTTATCAAAAGCTTTCGCTATAGATAATGGTGCTAAAATTTCTACCTCAAACCCACATTTTTTATATAAACTCTCTAATATCTTTTTCTCCCCTGCTTTAAACTCTTCTTTAACACGTTCTGCTTTTTCTATATCCACTCTCACTCCTTTTCTTTTCATGTGAAATAGGATAGGAAGAAGTTCTGTTTCTAAATTAAATACCGCAGTTAATTCTTGTTTTATTAATTCTACTTTTAATGCATTCCATAGTTTTAATGTAACAGTAGCATCTTGTTCAGCATAAGGACCTACATACATAGCTGGTAGTAAATGCATTTCTGATTTTGCATCCACGCCAAAGTCTTTAGCTGCTTCATATAAACCAGCTTCTGATTTTGTTTCTCCAGTATATTCTTGCGCTATTTCTTTTAAAGAATAGTTTCTTCTGTTCTCATCAATTAAAGGAGCTGCAATCATCGTGTCACAAATACGACCTTTTACTTCAAGGCCCATGGCACTTAACCACCCTACATCATAGATAGCATTGTGAAATATCTTATCGCAAGGTAGGTCTAATATCTTTTGTAGTTGTCTTTTAAAAACTTTCTCATCAAAGTTACCACCACCAGGATGTGCAAGAGGAAAGTATCCTTGCCAACCGTCCACGGCCAACGCTACACCAATAACTTTTCCTTTTTTAATAGCCCATCCCGATCCTATAGTTTTTAATCCTGGATCATGAGTTTCTAAATCAATTGCAATCTCTGTTGCAGCTTCAAGATTAGGAATGTTTTCTGGAGGAACCCACTCACTAGGTGCTTGGAACAAAGATGGCTGTCTCACTTATCCCTTTCGTTAAGTTCTCCTGCAATAGCTGCATAGGCGGCTAAGTCTATGTAGTTGTCTCTTTTATGTGCATGCATTAGTCTTGCTACTTTAACTAAAGCCATACACATCGCTACGTCATGTGCTGTTATATTTTTGCGGAGGAAAATAGACCACAACGCAGCAATGTTCTTGTGATTAGTAAGTTTGTCGCCATAATCTTCCTGGCGATCCTTACCTATTAATTCTTTTGCTAGTTCTAAAATGTTTTGAGAGATCATTAAAATATTTCCTGGAATTCTCGTGTGGATTCAGATTCAATAATATGTAAAGATTTTTTTGCTCTTGTTACTCCCACGTAAAACACTCGCCTCTCATCGTCTTGTTGCAAAAAATAGTTATCGTCAACTTTTTTTGGTAAGTCTGTTAATAGCATAACATGGTCAGCTTCGCCACCCTTAGCTGCATGAATTGTAGATAATTTTATATTTTTTGATACATTAAAGTCTTTTTGGCGCTGTAATGCAGCATTTATATATATTTTCTGAGAATCTGGTATGTTGTCTAAAGCATGATCCCAAGGTCTATCCTTATGTACATTTAGCCCATGATCCAGAATTAAAGTATTATGATCATAATCTTTTTCTTCATCAGCACCACGCAGTTCTTTATATCCATGTGCTATATGATTATTACCGGACATATAATAATACATATCCTTTACCATCCGAAAAGGAATACAACCTCCTTCTTGTATTCTCTTCCATCCGATAATAGCATTCAACATTTTTTCGGATACACTTGAACGATTATATCTTTCAAAAAACAATCCTCTTGTTTTAAGGTCCTCGGCTATTTGATCTAATAAATAATTTGTGCGCCCTAATATCAGCCAAGTTCCTTGTGTTAAATCCATTGTGTAATTTAAACGGCTACGATGATAAGCAACTTTACCTTCTTCTTCTCGTGGCTGCCATTCTTTTTCTACTCTATCAGCAACAGAAGTAATTATTTTTTGAGCAATCTTATGCACCTTTTTAGGAATACGATAAGACTTATTAAGTATTTCTCTTTTGCTTTTAATCTTTTTTAATCTTCCTATATCAGCACCAGCCCAATTAAATATAGCTTGGTCATCATCCCCTGCAATGTAAGCACGATCAGCTTTACGAATAAGCTGCTCTACCATTTGCCATTGAATAAAGCTTAGGTCTTGGGCTTCATCAACAATAACTACATCTAAAGTAGGAGCATTATCCATTTTAATAAACTCTAAAATCATATCGGTAAAATCAAACAAGGTATGTTTCTTTTTATATTGAGCTATCCCTCTATCGACATAACTTAATTTTTCAAACCCACCCTCTAAGTGTAAGTTACTTCTCATAAATTGATTTTGTAATGAGACTCCTTGGATCTTTGCTTGATCAATTAAAGATAAATAAATATCTTTAGGACTAGAGATCCCTAATTCGTTAACAGTTTTATTGGGATTATCTATTTT